GCCCGAGTCGCGCGATATTTCCCTGCGCCTGCAGTGAATAGGTCGGTGACGATTCCTGCCCACCGCCGCCGCTCTGCTTATAATTTGCAGTCGGTGGTTTAGGCGTCGGAAACAGGGCATTGACCAGTAGCGACCCTGCGATTCCTACCAGTGCACCAGCAACTTGTCCCCACGTGATACCAGTCCACGACGCAACTGCGACACCCGCAGACGATGCTGCAAGTGCAGTACCAATACCAGGCGCAACGAGTGCCACCGCAACAAGCGCAATCGTCTTCAGCGGATTCTTGCCGCCTCCACCACCACCTTGCGGCAATACGAAAAAGGCAATGCTGTCGTTCTGCGCAACTTCTTCGCACCAGAATTCACGCAGCAAGGTTTTGCCGTTACGGAAACAGATCACGGGCATGTTGGATGACGGCACAAGGTCGCCAATCGGAACAGGTGCAATCAGCCCGTGTGTGCGTTTCAGCGCCCGAAACGGGTCGTCAATGTAGGTGACGCTGGCGTACATTCTCGTAGTACCTGATCTGCCATCCCTGCAGCCTGAAAAACTCGCGGTCGGCGAGGGTCACACCGACCCCCTCGATACAGTGCAGGATGCGCCCACCGTTGACACCGACAAACAGGCCGACGTGCGTGTCGCCTGGTCGGCGCATCAGCGCAACGCAACCGTCTGACGGTTCTGCGACATGCCGCCAATCCATCGCGATATCCTGCCAATCAATGCCGACAAAGGTGTCAGGCATCTGAATGCCGTACCGCTGCAGCACTTCGACCACCAGTCCCCAGCAGTCAAACGCGTCGGGTCCGCGCCCTGCAGGCTCCCATTCTTTGCCGATGTAGTCGTCAGTCCAGTGCATCAGACCAGCGTCGGGAATTCTTCCAGCGTGTAAAGGTCACGCGGAAAGGCGATATTGTGCAGCAGTTTGAATTCAGCCGTGCCGGTAATCCGCTGCGGTGTTGCTGAAACCTGTATCAGCGTCAACGTCAGCGGCGGATTCATCTGCGGCTGCGATGTGTCCGTCGACAAATAGGGACGGTAGGTCACTTCAGCGGATTCGGTCGACAGTGCAGCCTGCTCGATGTGTTCCAGCACCTGCCGCCCGACGTTGTCGATAGTGATCTGGATGCGCTGAATCCCGCCGTCGTTTACTTCAGGCAGCTTGAAATCAAACGCAAACGCCTGAAACAGCACCTGTTCACCAGCGTTCAGCGGCGCGTCTGCCTCAAGCGTCGCGGTGAAGTCTTCGTAATCACGCACCACCCTGATCGCCGTCGCATTGCCGTAATCGTCCACAAAGGCAGGATGCCGAATCTCGAGCGTGTGCATGATGACCACGTCGGACGGTGCCGACGCGTATGCCTCCTTGATCGCCTGCTCAAGTGTCGGGTCGTGCATTTACACGCTGCCGATGATGTGCCACTCAGTGCCGTCACAGACAATCGTGCGGCTGTCGTACTGCGACGACAGTGAAACGGTGGTGGACCCGTCGATGGTCTCTGACGCATTGCCGTCGATGGTGACGGTTCCCGTGCTGCCGACGTTTTTGACGGTCAGCACCTTGCCACTGCATCCCGTCGCTGCCGGCAGGGTGATGGTGTATGCGCCGCTGACCAGAATGACTGAATCACCCGTGACCGCGGTGTAGCCTGTCGACTTGGCGACGGTGTCGGTGAACCCGCGCACCAGTCCGACGCTCGCCTCTTTGGTCGTCGCGCTCTGCACAACCGCGAGCGTGTCACTGTTCGACAGTGTCGTCGCAGCCGTCAGTTCGCTGATTTTTACGTTTGCCATTGTCTCACTCCAAAATAATCGTGTCGGATGCCTCGGTGACGACGGTGTCGCCTGCCTCAGTCGCCATGCTGACGCTTATCGGTCGGTTGCTCACCAGTAGCTGCGCGGTGACGGTGTAGTAAGACTCACAGTTTGCCATCTGGCTTGACCACATGCCGTTAAACCGTGCAGACATGGTGCTGGTGCCTTGACCATTCGGAAGGCTGATATCAAACGCCTCCGCGCCGCTGGCAATGACCGAATCGAACCAACCCTCGAAGATGCCGAACTCTGCCTGTGACATCAGCCACTGCACTTCGTAAATCGTCGGCACCGAACGGAAACGCCGACGCATCCGCACATAGCCTGAATCCATGTCGGTGCGCAAAACCTTTTCCTTCGGCGCTATGCGCAGCGCGGTCGGCTGTACGTTCGGCAATGTGCTGGGCCACGCTGCCATCAGTAGGCACCCGCAGTGCGGTTCAGCCCGAACTGCTGCGACATCGAACGTGCCAGCGGACCACCTGAGCGCACATCGGAAATCATTGCATCACGAATCTGTTCGACAAACACGTCAAGCACGAACTGTCCTCCCTCCTGCCGCTGGTTTGTCTTGCCGCCGTTTCCAGGTGACTCGATCAGGTTGACGACCACGCCACCGACCGCACCACCACCGCCTGCGGATACCTTGCCGTTCGGAATGATGCTGCCGGCAGACGATGGCACAAAGATTTCCGGTCCCTGTTCGCCGACGACGTATGCCTGGTTGGCAGCAACCGGACCACCTGCCGCTCTTCCGAAAATACTGCCTGCCGCCTGCGTCGCGAAATCCCCGAACATGCTGAACAGCGGGTCGGTCAGTTTCGACAAGGCAATGCGCGCGAACTGTTTCAGCAGGCTGCTGACAAAATCCTTGAATGACTTGTCAGCGTCCAGCAGGGTATCGGCAAAGTCGCGTCCCCAGCCTTCTATCGTCGTTTTCAGTTCTTTGAATTGGTCGCCTGTCTCAACTGCTTTTTCCTGAATGCCTGCAAAGTCACGCGCCGCAGCATCTTCCAATTCTTCAAACTCTGCCTCGATCAAATCCAGTGCGCGCGACATGGTATCCTTCCATTCTTCGGTCGTTGCAATAGATTGTTTCTGTGCAGTTGTGATTGCCTCGATGCCGCCTGTGACATTGATTTGCACAGGCGTCGATTCTTCAAGTTCAAGCAATTTTTCTCGCTGCGCAATCTCTTCGTTGAGTAATGCAATTTTTTCTTCGGTCTGCTGCAGCAACTGGTCTGTGCGTTCGTATTCACTCGTCAGGTGTCCGCCGCGCCGAGATTCCAGTTCCTCAAGTTTCTGATTGAGCTTGACCTCAAGTTCACGCAGCGCGTTCAGCCTGGTGTACGGACCATCAATCACATCAAGTGCGCGAATGAAATTGCGGACATCGGCGGCACCGTTCCTGATTAATTCCGTCATGCCGACCAGTGCGCCTGTAATCAGATCAAGCGGTCCCTCTGCGACATCAATCAGTGTAAACCCGAGTCCTTCAAATGCACCCCGTAATTCACTGATGTTGTCTTTCGCGCGTTCCGCAGATTCTGCGGTCGATGCGTCCAGCGTCAACCCTAAACGGTCCGCCTCGTTCCGCATATCGCGAATGCCTTCAGCACCGCGCTGCATGGTTTGAATCAGTGCGACGCCTTCGGAGTCGAACAGTTTCATCGCCAAACGCACACGGTCAGCAGGATTTTCAACGCTGATGATGGCGTCAGCGAGGATTTCGAACTGCTGATCTAGTTGAAGCTGATTCAGTGCCTGCGCATTAAGCCCTAATTCTTTCAGCGCACCGCGCGCCTCACCTGTGCCTGCCGCCGCTTCGCTGATGCGCCGCGTCATGCGTTGCAGACCCATCGTCAGCGTTTCAAACGAAACCCCTGCGCGGTCGGCAACATAGCGATATTGACTCAGTGCCTCGGTGCTGACGCCTAGACGGTCAGACAGTTTGGCAATCTTGTCCGCGGTGTCGATGGATTGCTTAGCAAGCAAGCTGAACGAACCCGCGCCGACCAGTGCACCCAGACCAGCAAAAGAACTGCGCAGCCGACCAATCGACGAAGTTATTGAATTGAAACCCTGCTTAGTCTTATCGACTAACCGGATTTCTTGCTGAATTGGTCTTGGCATTGCGTCGCTTGCTCCACTCTAGCCAGCCGTACAGTTCAGCCAGCGGCATATCGTCCATTTGATAAACAAATTTTCCCAGCATGTGGGCAATATCAAACAACACCTCATGCTGGTCGACTAGTTTTTTCCTGCGTCCTCGCTGTTGTCGTCCTCGGCAATGCGCGCTGCCACCTTGAACACCGTGTCGGTCAGCCCGACCGTTATCATGGTGTTGTAGTCCTCTTCGTCGAACAGGAACTGACCCTCGGCATCCTTGGCGCGCACCTGGATCAGACGACACGCACGCTTGAATGGGTCGTCTTCACCAGAATACGCGCGTACCTGTCCAATCGTCAGCGGACCGACATAAACCGTCAGTCCCCATTCAGGCACCTCGAACGACCGCATCGGTGCATTTGCGCGCAGTTCTTTCAGCTTGCCACTGAATGCAGACATATCAGGTTGCCGTGCCTTCGGTGACCGCACCGTTCACCGTCATCGTCCACGACACTTCGACGATGTTGTCGGTGCCGCCGCTGATCACGCGCTCTTGAATGTTGGCGCCACCCGTCGGGGTTGCCAGATACGGTTTGCCCGTACCAGTGCCGGCAGGATAGATGACCGCATATACGTCGTTCGCGTTCGTCATGTCCGACTGATTCGCGCCGCTGCTCGTGTCGTACCAGCCGTTGATGTTGATCGTGGTCGTCTTACGTCCGGCGACGGTCGTGGTCGTGCAGTCACCGATTTCGGAAGCGTCAAGCTGTTCGCTCGACTCGCTAACCGAGTAATCACGAATTCGAAGAATCTGCGAGGCGGCACCCGTAGCTGCCGCATCTTTGACTTTGATGATGCCCAAGCATCCGCGAGAAACTGCCATTGTCTAATCCTCTTACATGTTGCCGTATGGCATTTCGAACATGCTGGTAAAAACCAGCGTCACTATCATCGTGTCACCACCTGGTTCAGGATAGGTGACCTCCTGCGAAACAAAACCGATATCCAGCGCAATGCCGCCAAGGGTCTGATCGGTGCTGTCAAGCATCGCGTTGAACACGTCCTGCGTCAGCAGGTGCGCAAGTTCGGCACCTTCGTCATTCACGTCACGGACATGCGCGTCGATCTGGATGGTCATCTCCGCCTGCACTGGTTCGTAACCGTGTGCTGTACCTTCGACTGCTTCGATGCCTGAATCGTAGACCGTCAGCACGGTGCCGATGTCGGTCTGATCAGGGTTCACCTGTTTCCTGCCGAGATACACACGGTCACCGGCTGCGGTGTTGTATCCTGCCGCGGGGTTGATTGCCTGCAGGCGTTCCTGCACCTCCTGCAGAATCTGGTATGACACGGGCGCGCTCATCGGTCACGCTCCGTCAGCGTCAGCGACCATTCGACGTTGTTCTCCTTGTTCACGCCGTCGATGACGTACACGTCACCGTTCGCCATTTCGATGCGGTCACCGCGGCGAGGCGTAGGAACATCGGAGACTTTCACCCGCACCCGCGTGACCTCTTCGGCGTGGTCTGCCGCGATGCCGATCAGTTCGCTGTTGGTGTCGACAATCGCATAGATGGTGCTGCTGTCTGCGTCCTGCGCAACATAGGTCACCGACTGACCGAGTGCGGCATACACGGCGACCGTCATTGCGGATTCATGCGCCTCCCAGGTCATCAGTCGTACACCGTGAGTTTCAGCGGCGATTCGACCTGCGCACCGTTCGTCAGGTTGCTGTCGTAAATCACGACCTCGCAGCCTGAATACTCGCCGGCAGTGATTGACTGCCCACCGAGCTTCAGCTTTACCACGTCGGTCGTCGTGCCGCGATAGGTCACCGAGTCCGTCCACCAGATGACCGACGACCCGACGACATCGCTGTCAATGGTTGTCGATTCGTCCAGCTTGACGGTTACACGTGAAACACCCGACAGGTCCGTCAGCACGCTGCCGAGATTCGACAACACCAGCACGATGACATTGTCGCGCCCGTTGTAGACGCTTTCAGCGATGACAGGGTAATCGCTCATTAGCTGATCGTCAGGTCAATCGCTCCGGTCACAAAGGTCAGCGTTGCGCCCGTCACCATACTGCGCGAGGCAGACAAGGCGTCGCCGACGTACAGCGTGCCACCCGTCGACGCCGAGTAGACTGCGGAATAGGTTGCAGTCCCCATGTTGCCGGTCGCCGTGAATACGATGTTTGCGGTGTTCGATACCGTGCCGCTTGCGGACGCACCGAGTGAACACGACTGCCTTGAGTATCCGCCGCCCGTCAATTCAATTCCAGCATCTTCAGGGTCACCGTTAAAAAGTGCGATGTGAACCGTTGCAGGCGAACCGCTGTCCTGCACCAGATTCCGATATGCCGTTGTCCATCCCATCAGTAATTACCTCAACTTGTTGAACGTATAACCAGGCAGCGTCGTCGCGCCGTAGCCTTTCAGTGCAGTCGCCGTCAGTTCCTTCAGTGCCGGCAATGCCTGCGGCGTCGTGAACTGCTCGACTAGTGACGCCGTCGAAGTAACTGAACTTTCTAGCAATTCAGTGTAATCAGGCGCCCCGTATGTTTCCGCCAGATTTGCGGATGACGTGACCGAACTTTGCAAGGTTTCTGCAAAATCCAGCCCACTTTCAAATGTCTCGCCGAGATTGGCAGAAGATGTGACCGACGATGCAAGCAGTTCCTGATAGTCGACGGTCCATCCTTCGACCAGGTTTGCCGCTGACGTGACGATTGCAGTCAACGTTTCCTGATAGTTCGCGACATAGGTTTCAACCAGTGACGCCGAAGACGTGACTGCAGCCGAAAGCGTTTCCTGATACGCCGCGCCGAGTTCGTATGCCTCGACTAGTGACGCTGATGACGTGACAGAACTTGCCAGCGTTTCGGAATAGGCAGGCGCGTCGTATGTCTCGACGAGGGTTGCCGACGACGTGACGGAACTTGCTAGTGTTTCGTTATAGCCTGCCGCCTGGTACGACTCGACGAGGGTTGCCGACGACGTGACGGAAGATGCGAGGGTTTCCGAATAGTCTGGTGCGTCGTAGCTTTCGGCAAGCGTTGCCGAAGATGTTACCGACGCGCTAAGTGTTTCTTCATACGCACCACCAGCCCCGCCCGATACGCCGATCAGGAATGGCGACTGGTTGGCGGCGAGCCATTCATAAGGATATTTCTGATGGTTCAGAATCGCCGCATCTGGGATTACTACGTTGCGGAATATCTCAACATTGAACCAATTGCAGTTTACTTGCCCCCCAAAGCCAGAACTAATATATATGTCGTTTGCCGCGTAAAATCCTGTTCCGCCTGTATAACTGGCCTTTCCTTTGAATGTGTTATTTTCGTAAACAAACCTGTGCCACTGCGTGCCATCATACTGCAAAGCAATATTGTATTTATTGCCAGCAGATAGCGTATATTGCAAAGATGAACGATAGTTCGTATTTACATAAAACTTCAAAACTCCACTTGTTTCTAGCCTTAAATATATCCAAGGGCTACCACTTTCGGGGCCATCCGCCCAACTAAATAACCCAGCATTACCACTTGGCAGCTCGTTTAGCTCAAAATCTAGAAAAAGTGTAAATGTGTCCGGCTCTGATAATGATGCAGACGCATAAGAGTTATTTGATGGTGTTCCGGCAATTGTTAAACACTGATTACCGCGAGAAGCACCCCACGATATATTGCTTGGCTCATTAAGGGCTAAATCATCGGCCCCATATCCCTTGAGAGTCCCTTGTAACGGCCATATTGAAGCATTGGGGTAAGGCGGGGTAGGTTTGCCCTGTGCTGTCGGCTTAACCCCGGGCGCAGGCCAGCCCGACAACGCCTTGTGTATCGGCGTACCGGCAGGGATAAAGTATTGGCTGGTCGTTGCCTCGGCTGCGGTGCCGATCAGGAATAGGGATTGGTTGGCGGGAAGAAAAGGAAGATAAAAATCCTGCCCGAGTGTTACGCACTCATCCGGGGAAAGCGCGCGATTCCACATCGCGCCTCCAGCTATCGGATAGGGAAATTCCCAACCAGAGGTATAGCCGTAAATGCCACCAAGAGCGGTGCCAGTCGCATTGGAGTAGACATTGCTAGGCCCTGAATCAGTGCCAGTGCCTACCAATCTGCCATCTACATAAAGGTAAAGCCCCGTTCCACGCCGGACGCCTACAAAAACATGCCAATTACCATCGACAACGCCTGTGGCTGTGGCCGCTTTTAGATCAGCCCCATCCCAAACACCAAAAGCAGCCCCACCACTAACCGCGCCCCAACCAGCTTCACAGTTTGCAAGCAGATAGGTTTGGGTTTTTCCCAACCCCGCCTGACTAATCATTGAAGTTGCATCAGCCGTCGCTTCAGGCTTTGCAATAACGGCAATTGCAAAATCGCCAGTGCCCACCCCATTACTTGTCGTTAATGGCGTGAGTCCAACCCAAGAGGCACCATAGTTATCCGACGTGGATGGGGTAATTATTTTTTTATGCTGGCCGTCATACCCAACTGTTGTATTAGTGTCTAGCCACCCATCAGTGTTGCTGACAAGCTCTCTTGTCGGCAAGGCCGCAAAACATAGCCCTTGGGCAATTGAGCGGCTAGATATAACTGGATTACTTGGCTTAAACCCAGGCGCAGGCCAGCCCCTCGCCGCACGGGCGAGAGGTGTCAGTGATGGAATGTAGATACGGGCCATGTGGCCTTAGGTGGCCGGAGCCATCGTGCGAGAGCGGACCTTGAGACTAAACGTCACCGAGGCTGCGCTGTTGTTCTGCACTTTAAACTTGTCAGTCGTGTGCACATTCTCCACACCTGACACATACAAAACAGTAGACGCGGCTTCTGCTACGAACGATCCGCAGTAATGCGGTGCGCCACTGGTGTAGTCATCTGGCGAGACTGCCTCATTCGTGCCATCAGAGGGAATACGATATAGGTCAAGTGTTTCGCCATCTGTAAACGTCTCCGAGGTTATGAGCATCTGAAAATCAAGCAGAGGATAACTTGCCTCGCTTCCCGTAGTCAGCACAGAACTGAGAGCAGAGCTGTCTGCAGACCACGCGGTAGTTGCAACTGCCCCAGACGAGATAATTTCCGTATATGACGATACGGTATTAATCGCTTCATTAGCCATGATCAGACCCCGTAAAGTGCATCGACTGCATCATTGACGTTATTTTGAACAGCGGTATCACTTGCTCCGGTAATCTGGGACAAAGTAGCTGTAGAATTTGCTCCAACCACATAGTAAGCAATTGATTGCGCTGCACTGCCTGGATTAGCCACAGCACTTTTCGCCCACTCAAGCAATGAAGCTGCCGGAGTTGTGCTGTCAATAATTGCAACTGCTTTAATAACAATCGCTACTTGAATTTTCTCCATTAACCCGGACCAGCCAGAGTCGTTTGTAATTGCCGCAAGCTCTGTATAAGTTGCCATTTTTCAATCCTCCAAAATAAATTCATCGGCGCACAACTCGCGCCATACTTCCGGCCTGTTGCCGAATGATCTGCGAATGCTGCCAATACTGGCCCCATTACAAATGGCGAACTCCGCAGCCTGAACGGCAGCATCATTGGCCTCTGCGCCTTTATCAATAGCTGTGTTCAGTGAAGCACAACCGGCCATAAAACCGGCCATGATAAGTAGAATTGCCGTTTTCATCCGCCATTAACCTCGGGAAAGACACCACTGCGAATCCGTTGCTGTGCTCTCGCACGACCTCGGATAGCGGCACCATCACCCAGCCCGAACAGGGCCAGCAGCAGAATCATCGCCTGTTCCGCAGCCGGGTCACCGATGTCAATCACGCCGTAAGCGATCATCGCGCCAGCGCCCAGTTTGGTCAGCAGGTTGATCAGGGCAGTCACGATAGTCTGAGACTGCCACCACGGCTTCTCCTGCTCAGGCATTGCCTTCACGCTCCTTCGCTTCCTCGTCGCCAAGGGCCAGCAGACCACTGATCGCCGCCTTCTCGGCTTTCACCAGATCACCGTACTCCATGTTGTAGTAGGTGATCGTCGCGTCCATCATCTTGTCGCCGCCTGCTTTCTTGGCCGTTGCCGTGACAATGAATTCGTACTTCTGTTCGCTCATTTGAAAACTCCTTTGTCGTAGGCATCCAACATGCCCATCATGATGAAACCCGCCAGTATCAGGCAGGCGATTACAGTCAATGCGGTCCAGTGCCATTCCTTCACGGCAGTTCCTTCAGAACATCCTCGAGCGCGACATACCGGGTTCGCCAATCCCCCGCCTCGTCCGGGGCCACCAACCCGCCCCACTGCGCCGGATCGTCGGGATGCCGGTCATGTCGAACGTCAAGATGGACCATGATGCCGTGCGGTATTCCGGCATAAACACCATAGCCGGTGAAGCCAATGAGGCGCACCAGAGATAGAAAACGCCGCACATCATCTTCGGTCTCCAGTCCATCGGGGAACAGGTCGACGGCTCTGACCGCGCCCCACTTGCTCAGATTGTGCTGGCTCTCCACCGTCTTGCCGGCCAGCCTGCCAACCGCCTGCCCGTTCTTGCTGACATGGATCGGCAGCCCCCACATGCGGCGCAAGATATCGAGCTTGACCAGCAGCCCCTGATCCATATCGAGCCACCAGTCGCGACCGCCGCGGATAAACTCGCCATGTTCAAAGTGGTAGAGCTTGGCGCGGGTCATCGGTCACGTTTCTCCAGCATGTCGATGCGGCGCTCGTGGCTTTCGATCTTAAAGAAGCCACCCTCACCCCGGACAAGGTGCTGCTGCAGCCGAGCCGCGTCAGCCTTCAGGTCCGCCTCCAGTCCACGGTGATGCGCCACCATTTCCCGCGCTCGCTCCTCAAGCCGAATGACCATCGACTGCAGTTCAGCGACCTGCCCTTCAATGGCAATGATCTGAGCCTGCAGTCGCGCCTCCATCTCCTTGCCCATCGTGCCGGTAAACCTGTCGGGCCTCGCCCTGTCCTCCAGCATTTTGTTGGGAATAATATTTAAAGTCCCAACTGCGCCGCCACCGCCAAGGATCACTGCCATTAAGGCAACGATCAATCTCTCTTTCACATCGAGGCTAGAGAGAAGACCGCCATTGCGGCCATTGCCGCTATCACCAGCAGTGTCCCGAGATCCTGCCACGTTTCCTTAGTTCCAGGTTTCACTTGATCACCACACATACACGAACGCCGCCCGAAGGCGGCGCCCGTCACCACCCGAAACGGGCGCCGTCAGCGATTACGCTGCGTCGTAGGTGCCAGCACCAGGCGTCAGGATCACGTCAATCGTGGTCGGCGACGAACCTGCGGCTTTCGCGGTCATTGCCACACCAAAATCAGACAATCCACCCGCACCCGGAGTCGATGCCGTGTCGTCCACCTTGCCGGATGCCGGCAGGTAGTTGACGCCTTCACCCTGCGCAATCGCAGCACCCGTAACCACCGAGAACTGATAAGCACCCGTGATGGCATAAGCAATCACGTCACCCGTCACACCGGCAGTCTGTGCCACACCCAGAACACCCGCCGCACCATCAGTGCTGCCGAACACGCGAATCTCGTCAACCGCGACAGCACCAGTGCACGTGTAATTGATGGTCTGCTTGTCTCCCTTCAAATACAAAGCCACAGCCATGTTTCACCTCTTCATTTCATCTGAAAATGTCCCCCGTCACCGGGGGACGTTGTTACCCTGCGACTGATTAGGTCACGCCGTCGTTGTAATACAAGCCGCGGAAATCTTCTGCCGTTGCCGCACAGTCGATTCGGACCTTGTACTCGATGCCGTCGATGCTCCAACCGTCTTTCGATTCCATGTACGGAGTCTGCTGACCGTTCAGGAAACCGACAACGACCTGATTGCTGCCTGCGGCGACGTACCACCCATTGGCGTTGGCAGTGTCCAGACGATGGTCGGCAGTGACCGACACCGCGCCCTGGAACGGGTTTGGCGTCAGCGTGCCGGCTGAGCCTGCCGGGTCGTAGGTGGCAGCGATCAGCGTTTCCGCGGTGGTCTGCAGCGCAATCGGCGTGATCAGGTGACGCATACGCAGCCCGATGGTCTTGCCGTTCGGGTCGGTCTGAGTCGCCATTGCGGTACGCGCGGCACTCAGCGTTGCAACCGAAGGCGCAGCACCTGCCGTGACGTAGTTGCTGTGGCCCGATGCAAACAGTGCAACACTGTCCTGCAGCATGGTTGTGGTCGTGCCAGTCGTCAGAACCGCATAGACCTGGTCGCCAATTTTTCGGTTCGCAGCACCGCCCATAGCTCTCGGCACCGCTCCGAGTGCGGACATGTCGTCATTCGCAAGGGCTTGCCTCGAAATGCCGAAAAGCTTGCCAAAGGTGAGTAGCTTGATGGTTTCCTTCAGGTCACTCATATCGCCGTATTCGTACTCGGCACCCTCGTAGACGGTGTCAAGGTCGGTGAACAGTGACATGTTCAGCAGGCTCGTGGTCTTGAAGTCAGGAATGCTGCGGACGTTCGCCCAACGGTTCCAAGTCTCTTCGGCATCCATAAAACCCTCGACCATCGCCTTGTTGGCGACGTTCTCGAGTACTGACGCGAAGTGACCCGTACCATGCGACGGTGAACGCTTCAGTGCCTGACCGATCACCTGGTGCTTGTCACCGACGACGCGCTCGCCCTGCATCCGCAGGTAGTTGCGCGCCATGTCAGCGACCGACATGCCGTACCACTCGGTTTGCATGACTTCGCGGCGGTCTTCTTCAGCCACCTTGTGACCGGAGGCAATCTGCAGCGACAGACCCATTGCGCGCTCGAACTTGTCGCGCTGGTCTTCACCGGCATACGCAGTGACTTTCGGCTTGCGTGACATGTCGAAGGTGCCAGCAAATGCGCTGCCTTCGTTCTGGCGTGCCGACACGTCGACGGAAACATACCCGTCTGCGATGGCGTCCAGAATTGCCTGCTTTGCCTGATCGACGCCGATTTCCGGCGAGTCTTCACAGGCGCGCTCGAGGTCGGCGAAGGCGTCGCCGTAGCGTTCTTCGTAACGAGCGAACAGGCTGCGGATATCGTGGCGGCGTTTTGCCTCGATTTTCGCACCCTCTTTGCGCTCGCGCTCTTTGTCCAAGGTGAACAGGCGCAATTCGCTTTTCACCTCGGGCTGCTGCCGGGTTTCGGTTTCGACAACAGCATCGGTTTTCACATCATCAGTCATGACTTTGACCTCTTTCGTTTCGATGCTTCGGTTGATACCCACCCGGCTATCGGCTGGGACGGTAACGACAGACGCCTCTAAAGGTGTCCATCGCGTCACGGGAATTTCCCCGTTTTCGTTTTCCTCGTACTCGTCGATGCGGTAACCAATCGACAGATCACGCAGGAAACCACCGCGCACGTCCTGCCAAATCTCTTCGGCGCGTGCGTTGGTGGAAAATCTCAAGTCGCCGCGCAACACACGGTCTTTGTCGATACGGATATTCTCGACGCGCCCGATAGGTTGATCGTGATTGTGCGACCACAACAGCGGCAGACCATCGGCGGCGCGTTCCATGTTCACCGCGCTTTTTTCATGCCGCAGAATCTCGGTGCCGAAATACCGTTCGACCGGCGTTTCAGACGACAGTGCAGCAGATACCGTGCGCGCCTCGTCGTCGACCTGTTTGCGGTCGAGTGTGAACGTGCGTTCGAATTCTCGGGTTTCCAGTTTCATTCGTCAGGTTCCTCGTCTGGCATTTCTTCAGACGGCTGATTCTGCGACACAGCGAACATGTCCGCCTGGAGCTGCTGGTCGACGATTGCCGGGTCATAGCCACGTTCGCGCACCACCATGTGGCGAGACTTGAACCCGTTCGTCACCGCAACGGCGTCCGCTTCCATTTCCTTTTTCGGGTCAATCCACGGCATCCCAGGCGCGCGGTAATCGGCACGCGCCAAGGTTTCAGGTCTGGCATTGCGCGGCAGCGCAAAGGCACCTGACTCCACTGCCCAGAACACGAACCGCTCATAAATCGGACGCAGGAATTGCGACACGAATTGATTGCGCAGTCGGTCATACTGCGGTTTCTGTTCCACCAGTTCCTGACGCTGCGCTGAATAGGTGCCGTTGTAGTTCTTCGTCAGGCTCGAGGCACTGACGCCGATACCTGCGGCAATGCGTCGGTGCTGATCAGCCAGAAATTCGATCAGGTTGGTATTCGGACGGTCAAGCCCGATCGCCTTGATGTCTTCACCCGGAAGCAGGTTATCCCAGACCATACCCGGCGACATTTCCAGATATCGGTTTTTGAACCTGTCATCAATGTCACCGTCTTCGGTTTCCCAGCTTTTTAGATTGGTTCCCAACATCTCAGGGTTGCGGATAATGGCGGCAGTCCATGCCGCCGCGACTCTCATCGCTATGCGTTCCGAGTCTTCCGCATCCTTGATGTCGTCCAGTCGGTTGATCACGCCGCTGAACACCGTCACGCCGCGCGTCTGATTGATGCGCCGCGCAAACTTCAGGTGTTCCACCCGCTCGGCAGGCACACGGCGCGTTTCCATGTTGGTCGAATAGCGGATATAGCGCGGGTCGCCGAGTTCGGTATAGAAATGGTACGCAGTCGGGATGCCGTCAGCATCCTTTTCAACACCATGCACAATGCTTGCCTGCGTGTTGCTGCGGTCCTGAATCTTTTCAAACGGCAACCAGTCGGATTCCAGCAGCCGCACCGAATACGGCACCACCCGATTGCGGTTCGGACGCACGCCGCCGTCGATATGCTCGGCGAAGGTCTCGCCGTCACGCAGCCAGGTGCGACACGCGAGCCGTTGCGCCTCTTCGATGGTCAGTTCGCCGGTAATGTCCGCACGCCGTGACCAGTCATCCCACAGTTCGCGCAGGCGTTCATTCGCGCGCGGTATGGTCTCACCGCGGCGCGTCGTGATCTGCGGGTCGACCTGAATGCCTGCACCGACAATGTTGTTCACCAGTACGTCAAGCGCACCGATGGTCAGGTCGTTGTTTTCATCCAGCCATCGCGCATAGTCACGCAGCTTGCTGCCGGCGTGATTGATGGAATAGTCGGCTGAACCGCTTTTTTCAGGCGTCTTGTGAAAGTCGGAAACCTTCGCCGCTTCGTATAGGCGAATCTTGTCAGCGGGTTGCGACATGCGGCACCTCGTCTGACTTGCGCGGTCGTCCAGGCTTGCGCTTCGGCGGCGTCGCCTTTTCTTCCAGCACGGTTAGCACCTGGTTGTATTCGACCTCCGTCAAGACGACAAAGGGTTCATTCCAGGGTCCGTGTTCACCCTGCACCACCTTCGCGCGCAGACGCTTGATCAGATCGTCTAGCGCCATCGTGGTGTCGATATGTGTGGGTTGCGATTGGCGGCGCGGTTGTCATAAGCCGCGATATCGCGATTGACTTGCGCCAGTGCGCGCCGCACATCGGTGATTCCGGCGTAGGTGATCTGTCGGTCGCCTATCTGCACCGACGCGGCACCCGCACCACTGGTCAGTGCATCTTCGAGCGCACCGCGAAGCGTGACAAGTTCTGCATACGTCATGCCGCCGATATTAGCGGCGCATCCAGTTCTGTCGCTTTTTAATGAATGACTGTTGTTGTGAAGGATTGACAGGCTTTTGCAATTTCTTGTTTTCTGGTGCAGTTTCGCGTTTTTTCTCTTTCAACGTGTGCACCTGCATCGAACTCGCTGCAGCGAATGCCAATACCTCGCAATCTAGGTAATGGTTGTCCTTGTAGTGCCGCACCCAGATGCGGCGTCCGCTTGCTTTCGTGACTACTGATTCAGACACCAATTGCCGGCAGTAATCTTCGTCGGTGTCCTCGTGCAGGTGCCATCCACCAGGCTGATCCAGCGGCCACCGCACCCGCGCATACACTTGGCTCTTGTAATAATCGGTGTTGATGTGCCACAACTGCACACCAGCCTTCAACATCTTGCCTTTCTGCGTCACGTCGACCACGTTCGTGCGCAACGGCTGCGTCATGCGCTCTTGACCCTTCGATGCGTACACATTGCCGCCGATACGCCGTACGAAGTCATACACCCGATCAGCCGCAAAACCCGAGTCGATGAATGCGCGCGCTATCGGTCGCCCGTCGAATTTCTGCGACAGCACCTGATGTAGCGATATCCAGACGTTGTCGAACTCTGTCTCGCCAGCAATATACCCGTGATCCAAAAGCCACGACTCTGACATGTACCCCCAACCGCGCACCGTGTAATACAGCCCGTATTTCTGCACGTCGACGCCGGCAGTAATAATCTGCACCTTTTGCGGCAGGCTCCCGCGCCCGTACGGCATGATCAGTTTGCGCACCTGCTCCCACGGCGGCGCATCTCCGCGAATCTTGAAAATCTCGCCGCCGTAGGTGTTGACCTCTGCCTGTATGCGGTCCTGGTCGTTCGTCTTGTAAGCAGCCACCAGACGGCGCGCGATGTCGCCGAACGACTGCCACGGTGAACACAAACCCGACACCCAGAACGATTCTGTCACGTTCGGTGCCGATTCTTCGGTCGGCACAACTTCGCCGATGTCATTGACGGTGTGCGCGATGTAGCGTCCGCGTTGCTCGAGCTGGTGCTTCTGACTGTCGTCATGCTCAATGCCACAGTGCGGACACACCAGCACTGCCTGCGCTGCCGCCTCTGACGGATTCGCACCCTCTGGCCACTTCAGCAGTTCCAGTTTCGGCACGAACCAGTCGTCACATTCTAGGCACTGCCATGCCCACATCTTGCGCGTGCCTTCAAGAAACAATGCCCAGACGGGCGACGCGCCTTCAATGGTCGGTGTGCTGAACACCCCCACCTTGCCGCGCGCGTAGTTCTTCGTGCGTGCCGTCGACAGTGTTACAGGGTCACCCTCGTCGGTGTTCACCATCCGATCACGCTCGTCAACCAGTATCAGACCGCATGGGTGACTTGCCAGTTCGGTCGCCGACCCTGCCCACGCGAAGCCCAGACGCACGCCGGCAATGAACTTCTCGCTGACCTTGTTGCGCTGCCCCTTTTCCAGTTTCTCCCACAATGTCTTGGTGCTGCGAAACATCTTCATCAGACGGTCTGACGATATCGAGCGCACCTGCTTTTCAGTCGGGCCAACGTACATCGCAGGCAACGGTCGGTCATCCAGCGACCAGCCGAGAATGTTGAAAATACCTTCTGTCTTGCCCATCTGCGCGCCCATGACGCCGACCACCATCTTGATGCGGTCATCCGCAAAGGCGGCATAAATGTCGTACATGTAAGGCGTGCGCGAGACTCGGAAACGACCAGGTTCGGGTGAATCCGGCGGCAGGGTTCGGCAGTCTTCAGCCCATTGACCCGCGTCGCGCTCAGGAGGCGGACGGATGATCTCTGCTGTCGTCGCGAGTATCCGCGAAAGTGCTGACGGCATCGGATATCACCTCTAGTGCCTGTTTCAATTCAACCCGCAACAAGGCGGCATTCTCGACCCCGAACTGACGTGCCAGCCGCGGTTCAATTGCCTCGATCTGCGTGCGCACCAGCGTCGCAAGTTCCAACATGGCGGTATGCACAACCGCGGTATCCAGCAGGTCGGCACGCAGCCGACTGTTCTCGAGTTCCGTCTTGTCGGTTTGCGCCTTGTACAGCAGTTTGCGCTGTTCGTTGATGTCACCTGCGTTTTCGGACACACGGTCGGTCGTGAACCACCGAATGACGCTCGGCATGTGGTATTTGTTTTTTCCCGCCTCTGGCAAACCCATTTCACGCATGCGATAGACCTGCCGA